GCTGACATGCCAGCGATCGTGAGGCCGGTTCATCTCGGCTACCGACGTGCCAATCCAGGTCGCCATCTCGCGCTGGTGGTCCTCGAAGGATTGGCCGGGCTGCTGGCGAGGGTGGGTCACGGCTGCTCGGCGTCCTTGACGTTGACAGGATCGCTTGGCTCGCCAGTCGGTCCAGGTGACTTGCTGGACGATGGGATGCGCAGCACACCGATCAAGCCGCCGGTGACAGTGCCCAGGCCGAACACCTCCATCTTGCCCATGACCTCGGGCACCCAAGCGGCGATCAGTAGCGCGCCGAGTATGACCAGCGCGAGGATGCCCAAGGTGGCAAGGTAGGCGATCAACTGTTCGCGAGCAGTCATGACCCGTATAACTCCGCCTCAGCAGCCCGACGCCGCACCAAACCAGCCAGCACCTTGCCACCAGCCTTGTTCCATAACCCAAACGAACGCTGCGCCGCTCCATGATCGCCGGAGCGCGCTAGTCGGCAAACGCTGGAACCCTCAAAAGCTTTGCAGCCGATGTTGAAGGCCAGTGATACGCACGCAGCGAATCTGTTGTCCGAAAGGCCGGGAGCCGCCCGTTCTACACATTTCTCGAACCGAGAGAGATCAGACTTAAGCAAAGCCTCCGCCTGATTTTCAGTTATCACCATGCCCTCAAAAACGTGGTCGCCAGTAGAGCCATAGCCGATAGTCAGAACGCCTACCGCATCGCGATAAGCCTTAAGTCGAAGGCCCTCAAATGACTTGATTAGATCAACGCCCTTTTGATTTATGTGGCGAATTTGCTGCTCTCCATCGCGCGGGATGCCAACGCGATCCGCCGCGTCATCGTAGATCGCCACATCGTCTGCTCCGAGCGATCCGATAGCCTCGCGAACTATATCGGTTATGCGCTTTCTGTAATCGCTCATCAAAACCTCCATGCGAGGATCATCACGGTCCATAAGATGCACACGGCAAGCGAAGGCGCGATCCTGCCAATGGCGGACAGTGCAACAAATTCAGCCGCCAGGATAGCGCTCCACGCACCCCAGATCAGGTACGTGGCGAGGCCGACAGAGCTGATCTTAGGCGAAACCACCGCCGCGCCGACAAGCGCGCTAAAGCCGATGATAAGCAACGCCATGGAGGCGGCTAGACGGGTGGGCTTGCTATCCTCCCAAGTCATGTCGCCAGCAGCCCATTGCGCCCAAATCGTTCGGCCTAGATAGAACAGCAGAAAGGGGGCGGTCAAAGACACCATGCCGACTAGCCAAGCTGAAATGTCAGTCATCTTTCGGCATCCCTCACAAGCTGCTTGAAGGCGTTTACAGCCCCTTCAACCGCAGCCTTATTATGACCACTTTCAAGCTGCTCTACGCGCTTGCGTATATCGAGCCCAAACAGGTGCTTGAACCAAGCCACGAGCATCATCCATGCACCCGCTGCCGGTAGCCCTTCAGTTCCTCGTCCACCGCTAGGCGGTACGCTACGTCGCGGGCCTCTAGGGTTTCTATCCTCTTCTCCAAAGGTTTGACGAGATAACGGACGCACGCCCCCCAACCAAGTGTGAATATGGCTACGAACGCCGGGATGGTAAGCGCTCCAAGATCGATATCGCTCAAGTTCATATGCCACACATGCCCCCTTGGTTGTCTTTAACGCTTCCATGTGTAACTTCGCCGGATGTCTTTTGAAGCGCAGGCCAAGGAAGGCAGATCAAAAATTGCAGGATTACCACGCCTGTGCTGATCTCATACAGCATCACCGGGCTTAACGCGTAAGAAGCCCAAGCGGGAAGAAACAGAGCCGCTACCAGTTCCTCTTGAAGGCTCATGTTGGAACTGACGATGGCTTTCAGTACGAACAGATCCGCCGCTATCCACTGCAGCCAGGAGAACGGCACGCCCAGCGCCAGCAAGGCCGTCGCGTAAAGGAAACTGGCCAACAGCGCCAAGGCAGCACGCGACCCGCCCCATGCGGGAATGCACGCCAAAGCTACCGAAAGCCAGAGTCCGTACTCGATCACGCCTTCTTGTCTCGCTTGTCTTTGTTGGCCACCTTGACCACACTTTTCGGTTTTGTCGGCTTGGCTGCCAGCTGCTTGCGCGTAAGGATCTCAGGCGGCTTAGGAGGTCTTGCCATGGGTAGGGCCTTTCGTTCTTTGAAGGTAATACGCTTTAAACACAGGATTAGCCATTTCAGCCGCTATCTGGGCTTCATTCATTTGGCCAGACAGGACCGATGCAAGCAGGAGTTCAAAATGACTCATATCAACCGATCGCTCTATAAGAGGAACCATCAGAGACGACGAAAGCCTTATTAGAGCCACCGCCCGCAGTGACCGTCTGCCGCCACGTAGTGACAGGTGTCGCAGCATCGGTGATATACGCCACGACACCTTCTGTAGCCGCGCTAGGAGACGGCAGGGACGCAAAGGTAGATGGCGTCAAGCGCGCCAAACTATCAAAAGAGATCAGGCCAACGTCAGAAGAACCCACATGCATGGCGGTGCCGTCATGTGAAAGGCAGTTATCACCATCAGGCCCGAACCGGATTGGCGCGTTGAGAGGCCCCCACAGCGTTGCATAACTTAAGCTGGCAAGGTGTACATCAAACCCGCTGCGCATGGATGAACCGGATGCAGCCGCCACGCCGGTATCATCAACCTTATCGGTCAGCAGCAAGCCGGTGCGGTAAGGCGACAGAGAATAGGCGTTGACCACGAACGCGGCATCAGCCTTAAAGAACGAGCCGGTTCCAAGACCGTTCGTTGCAAGGAAACTGGCGCGAAACTTGTCTTTGCTGAATGTCTCGTAAGTCGGCGCGTTCGGGCCGGTGCGGTCGCTGATCTCAGCTTCATGCCCGATCATGTAGGTTACATTGGTGGGCCCGCCTGCAACGGATGAGACGCGGCTGATAGTTCCGTAACCGGAGCCATATTGTCCCGCCACCAGCGTACTCTCGAAACGCCCGCCCTCCACAAAGCTGGTGGTGCCGCCAGCCTCGCCGCCTGCATGATCGACCGCCTCGCCAAACACTGCCGTCGCGCGTGCGTTGCTGGCCGTTACGCTCTTGTGCGCAACACCAGCCAGCGCATTGAACGCGCCCCGGTAGCTGTGCTTCTCGAAATAGCCCGCAGCCGCCTCGGACTGATCGGGAGAAGCAAGAGAGCCGCCCAAAGCCCTAACCACGCTTTCACTCGCCACGCCAACGTAGTTCGGGGAACCGGCAAACGATCCTGCACCCAACTTCGATGCGCCGGTTGCAGTCATGTTGCCGGTAGAGAACGAAGCCGAGGACAGGCCCGCCGTGGGGTCCAGGCTCATCAAGGTGGTGCTGCCGCTCAAGAAGAACATGGGCTTGTTGGTCGGGGCGACTACGACAAGATTAGATGAGGTGTCCGTGTAGAGAGTCGAGCGAAGAGCCGCTACATCTTCCTCAAGGAAGCGCACAACCGCAGGCGTGGCCGCAAGCTGCGCCGCATAACCCGGACTGCCCACAGTTCGCTTGTATATCCACAGATCGTCCGGGTATGGGCCTACGCCCGCTTTGTCGTCTGACTGAAAATACAGCCCGATATCAAAGTCTGCCAGCGCCTCAGCCAGTGTTGCCCGGTATGGCACGCTGCCGTTAGCCGCTAGCTGGGATACGACTTCAGCGATTACCCGCTGCGTGCCGACAGTAGGAGGGCCGGCCATCAGATTTTCGCCGCATCATAAGAGCTGGCGGCAGATTCCGCATCGGTCGGGCGCTGCTCCATTGCCGCTTTCAAGCCTGCATTCTCCTGCCGCGCTGCGACCAGATGGGCATTCAGTACCGCAATGGTGTCCATCGCGTCATTACGCTGCGCCTTCAGCACTTCGATGATCGTTTGTTCCATCATGCAATCCTTATTCTAACATCACCCGCGACATGGTAAAGACCGCCCACTGGCACGCCGCCCGATGCTGCAGCCGCGTCGTTAGCGTAATTCCGTACAGCGTCAGGCGACATGATGATGGAGCCCGTCCCCTTAGCCGACAAAAACAGTCCTACATTGGCCTCGGTGCTGGCAACACCGATCTGCACAGCCTGTCCGCTGACGCCGGGGGTTATGTCGAGATAGTTCACCGCATTGATGACGGAACGCACGCGAGCCAGAGTTGTATCGGACGGACCAAGCATCAGCAGACCAAGTTCCGAGAACTCAATGCCGGAGGCTGCACCCATGGTAGTCGCGGTGGCGGTAATCCAGCCTGTCCGCTCGCCTGCCGGATTGACCCACGTATGGCGATGGCCCAATGCAGAAAGGATGGCGTTGCCGTAGCCGGTGGTTCCATCCGTGCCCCGGATCGAGTTATTACCGAACACGATTCCCGCACCGAACTTGGTCGGATTATCGCGGAAGTTGATGCCCGCCGATACATCCTCGCAACCTGTTCCATCCAACGCGCCACCTGATGCGACCTGATGGACAACCGATTGCTTGGGATGCTGCTGATACGGCGTAATGGCGTGATACGAGCCCTTGTTGCGCGCATCTGCCTCATAGGTGATAATCGCGCCGACGCCTTCGCTATCCCGCGTTGCTTCGGAATAAAGCGCCCATGCGTCATGAGCCGTCACAGTGTTATTGTTGACTACATGCGCCTCAAGGCCAATCGCGCCGCCGACACCAGAGATGAAATGCTTCGTCTGCGCTGCGAACACGCCACCGATAGCCGCGCCAAAATAGTCATTGGTCAACACGGCCATCTGCGACGATACGATGATGCCGTTAGAGCGCCCCTGCTCCCGCTCGTACTGCGTGTACCAATCCTGCTCATCGGGATCGTCGTTCGGGTAATTGCCGCTATTGGCGTTAGCCGCACCAATAAAAACACGATCACCCAGGCGATTGATGACTGCGCCGTCAACATTGGCGATGAATCGATCTGTAACAGGTGCGCTCTTGACGCTTTGAAGCGCGAGGGCAACAGACGTGATGGTTGTCAACTCAAAGGCGATTTGGCCAACGCCACCGAAGTTGACCATCAAGGCTGCGCGGCCATTCTCTCGGGCAAGGTATGTCTGCCCCTCCGCTGCATCGGCGGGGGGTGGATTGAACTGCTCTTCAAAGTAACCGCCGTTCACCAGCGAAAGGATCAGCGCGGCAGCTTCGGCATTAGCGGCTGACACGGCGGCAGCGGCGGCATTGCTCGCCACCTCTGGCGCTAGCGTGTCCACCACCCCGGCAAGGTAGGGATCTGCCTCCGCCAGCGGCACGCCCTCCGCATCACGCAAGACAGCCCTGTAGATCTTGGACTTGTCGAGATAGATCGACGGCCAAGCACCAACCGCGTTGGCTTCGACGATATATCCCAGCGATACGGTCAGCCCCTCATCAGCGAAAACCGCTTGCGGTGTGGACGTACCCGTAGCGTAAAAGTAAAGGGTAGCACCGACCACCGGGATACCGTCTGCAGTCAATGCAGGCCGGAATGGGAGAAGGAAAAGTTCGGCTGCCATTTACTGCCCTTTTGTTCTATTGTCGCCTAGCATGAAAACACTAGTATCGCTACGCTTTTGGCTGTGGTTTCTACTGTTGTGGTGGTTCGCGCCTACGGTTCTGTTCCTGCTCACTGGCCGCAGCCCTGGAAGCTGGTGATTGGCCGGCAGCCTGTTGCAAATATTGCTGCAAGCCCTTGGCGTCAGCGCGCAAACCAGGGTCATTTGCCGCGATCACGCCCAGCTTCTGAGTGAGCGTTCTTGCCGCCTTTTCTTCCGGCATGCGCTTGGTCGAAGCGATTGCGCGAGCCACGCGAGGCGATGCCAACAGTTTTCCTAGGCTGAACGTGCCGCCTGAATAGGCCGCAGCCGCCAACAAACCAGCCGGCCCGGAAACGGCGGTTAGGCCAGTAGCAGTGAAGTTAGCTCCTAGTGCCGTTTTCGAGGTATTGCGATAAGAGCCAGCTCGCTTCATTGCTGCTGTCAGCATGGCCACGTCCTCAAGATCCTGACGGTGCTGCTTGTTGGGGAACAGCACCGTTTTGGCCCGATCCGAAAGTGACTTCCACTGAGTGGAAAACACGTCAGGCGCGAACACCTCAGCCCCCCCATTCGCGGGCGTAGCTTGGCCTAGCTTCTGGATGATGGTTGCACGAACCGTATTGGCTTCATCGTCAGGCATCGACCGAATGGTGCGAGCGAGGCGCGAAAAGTCCCCCTTGTCCGACTGAGCCCAATTGTTGATTGTACGGAATACCGCTTCATCAGACTTCTGATCTCGATTGCCGAACAGGCTCGTAAACACATCCTCAAGTCGACTTTCACGACCGCGCCAGTATTGATTAGCCCGCTTGAACTCTTGCAACGCTTTCGGCCCTGCCTTTGCGGCGGTCACTTCCATATCAGAGGAAAGCGCGCCGTATAACTTGCGCAGGCCCGCAACGTCAGAGCCATCAGCGGCAATACCGGGTTGACCGACGATCTCCCCCACAATTGAGCGGAAGCGCTTCATATCTTCCCACGAAAGCTCACCGCCTTGAGATGGCTGGCGCGATTGCACGAAAGCTTCATCGTGTGAGGACTTAGCTTCTTGAACGGGCTTTAATGCGGAAGCCACATCCGGGTCAGAAGCATCGTTGTTGCGGAAGGCGTTGTATTTCGCTTCTGCCTTGGCAACCTCCTGCCTTGCCGCATTCAACACGTCAGCGCCAACCACTTGAGGGCGTAGCTGATCATAACGAGATTGAAGCGCCGTTAGACTGTCGCGCGCGGACTTCATGGCGTCATCGTAAGATGCCTGCACGCCGCGAAGGCGATCAGCTTCGGCAGTTAGACGTACTTGCCCTGCAGGCCGGGTGTCCTCAGGCGTCAATGCTTCAAGGGTGGCGCGAAGCTTAGGATGATTAGCCCACAGCTTGGATAACTCGGGGTTGCTCTGCATGCCGCGCGTGACTTCTGCCAGTGCACCGCGCGTCTGTCCTAGCTGCACCTTCGCTTCAGCAGGAACCGATACTCGCTCAAACAACTCACCGCCACGCGCAAGGCTCGACTTTTCAAAACTCTTGTATCCACGACGCGCCGCTTGGCCTGCGCTGATATTGCCAGCATCATCACCAATAGCCGCAGAGATACGATTACGCGCGTTTGCCACTGTGCCCACAGAGCGCTCGGCACCTTCAGCCAACGGGATGCCGCCCAGGGTCATGCCAGTAGCGCCGGTAGCCATGCGAGTGCCAACCCCGCCGACATCCGCAGGCAAAAGGTCCACCTTTTGACGATTTGCAGCGGCCATCAAGGCATTGGGTTGACGAACGCCAGAAGCCGAACGCACGGCACGGTTAGCTGCGCCATAACCCGCCATGCCGCCGATTAGCGTGCCCGCAACTTGCCCCGGAACACCGCCGACAGACTGCCCCACCATCCCAAGCGCTCCCGCCCCGGCACCAGCGACAGCATCGCGGCCAGGGGCGGCTCCGAATGCAGCCAGGGCGCTGCGTCCAACACCTGTCGCAAGAGCGGAAGCACCACGCGCAGCCAGTGAGCCCGTTAAAGCGCTAACACCCCCGCCAATTATTGTATTGGCAACGGGATCTTGATTCTTCGGCAACCCAAGATCGCTACGAACTTGGCCGGCAAAGTCTGACGTGTAATTATCGTAACCAAGCGCGCGGCCCAACGTCGTAGCGAGAGGGTCAACGACAATTGCCGGTATAGACGCAGCTCCCTCCACCAAACTCCCGACGCCCTGAAGCAAGCCATCGGTGACACCACCACCGCCGCCGCCAGTTGGAGCAGTCGGAGGTGCCGCACCCGGATCATAACCAGAACCAGTGTCCGTAACCGATCCGGTTAGCCCGTCATCACTTCCATCATCTGCAGCAGGAGGCGCGAACATGGCGTCAACCTCTGGCTGTGTGCCGCCAGCAGCTAGAAATGCCCGTTTGTAGATATCCCGATAAACACCTAGATTGCGCTGGAACTGCTCATCGCTCTGCGTCGGGTCAAGGTTGGCGATGCTTGAGCTAAGCGCTTGGAAGTCGGCATTTGAAAGGGGCGTCAGAGGATTCTTGCCCCCATTCGCCGCAGACATTTCCATGATCCGCTGCAGAGCGCCCGCATTGGAAACCGTGCCGATGTCCTTCTGTACATCCGCAGCCGTCGTCGCTGGAAGCTTAGCCGCCGTATCCGCGCCAAAACCTGTCGCGAACCAGCCATTTCGCGAGCGCTCATCAAGGCTCTTAATCAGAGAAAGTTTATTGCGCGCTTCCTGCAGCACGGAAGCCTTGTCTTCCGCAGACAATTGAGCTGGCTTGTCCTTAGCCGCTTGTCGCGCCGCTTCTTGCTGTGCCAGCAGCAGCCGCTGCTGCTCGATATTGAGGCGTGCTGCTTCATTCTGAGCGCTACGCGCATTGCGGTCCATTTCGATGCCCAAGCGGCTTTCGTCCCGCACATCACTGGACTGCTTGAATTGCAGGGTAGGATCAGGCGCGCCATAGACAGGGCCGGGAGCCTGCACAGCCGGAAATGCGTCCCAAGGATTAGTCGCCATCTTATCGCCTTCCTAGCGCACGCAAATTCTTCGACACGTAGTTTTTCGTCTCAGCAGGCATGTGTTGTAACCAGTTTGGTCCGTATTTGGCTATAGCATTATCGGTTCGCCCCGGTCCCGCGTTATAAGCCGAAAACATTGCTGCCAAATCGCCGTTGTACTTTGCCTGCATAGCAGCGCGATACTGCCTACCGACCCGCACATCGTCAGCTTTCGTGCCGTTTGATGGCGCTATCCCATAGCCGGGATCTCTGGCCGTGGCTGGCATGACCTGCATTAGCCCGCGTGCACCCTTAGGACTGACAGCGTTGGGGTTGCCGCCGCTCTCTGCCATCATGGTAACGCGATCCAGCACGTTAGCCGAGGGGGCTCCCTGACGGAAAGTTACTGCTGGCGTTGCCACCAGCACCTCCCGGCACTTGGCGCAGCACGCCGTTAGGATCGTAGAATTGCGCACCCGGTGGCAGCGAGCCCACTTGATCGGGGCTAGACAGACGAGGAATATCGCCGCCACTTACAGGCGCGCCGGCTGCGTATCCGCCAGGGTTCGGCGCGATGACAAGCTGCGGCGCCTGCCCCGGCGTTACGCTTGCGACCCCGCCGCCTTGAGTGAACGGAATATACTTCTGCTGCTCAGCCTTCCACAGCTCGCTTACTCGCGCTTGGTATTGCGGTGTACCAGGCGCAAAGCCTTCGTCGGTCGCGATCTTGCCAAAGCTGGATAGCGCTTCTCGGGCCTGCGGATTGGCAAGGGCCTGCACTGTCATCTTTTGCCCCTCGACCCATTGCGGATCGTAGGTTTCAGGAGCGCCAGAAAGGTTGATGCCGTACTGCTGTGCTACGCCGCGAGCGCGCTGATACGTCGCCTCATCCGTGACAGAATTGAGCAAGCGCCCGACAAGCGGCAAGTCGGCGCGTTGCTGCTGTTGTTGATCGCGCTGCTGTGTCATCTGCTGCTGCTGCATCAAGGCATTGCGCTGCTCGCCCTCTAGGCGCTGCTGGCGAATGGTTTGCCCAAGCTGCAGGCCGGTGGCGAGGGCGTTGCCAAAACTATTCCCTTGCGCGAGTGACCAATCCGCCATTACTTCCTCCCCACGCCGATCAAGGCCCCGCCAAGAGTACCCAAGGCATTAGCAAACGGGTTGTTCTGCCCCGCCACCAATGCCGCGTTACCCGTAGCGTTGGCTGCGCTGTTGTTGTTGCCGCTGATCGTGTTGACGTAATTCTGACCAACGCCAGCCAATGCGGATCCTGCCGCCAAGCCGACCGATTGCTGGTTGCCCAAGTTGCCAAGGTACTCGTTGCGGTAGCCCGACTGAAGGTTCTGCCGGTACTGCTCAAGCCCCTTCATCGCTGCGCCTGACTGCAAGGCCCCGGCCCCCGCGTAGCCGCTGTTCAAGGCATTTGATCCGGTGGCGAACTGAAAACCGTAATCGCTGTTCTTGAGGTAACTACCGAAAGCATTTTGAGCATCACCTTGAGTGACGGGGGCCGTAACTGTTCCCGTGGGCATCTGCCGCCCCTCGCCCTGCCCGTACTGGCCATAATGCCATTGCGCATATTGCTCGGGCGTCGTGAAGCGCGACTTGTCAGCGGTCTGGTTGTAGCCCGCTGCCACATCAGGATTCTGTTGAAGGTACGCACCCCAATCCGCCTGCCCGCCAGTACCGCTCGATTGCCCCGGAAGCCCCAGAAACGCATTGAGATAGTTTCCCGCCGTCTGCCCCGTCTGCATGTAGGGCGACAGAAACGCTTGGTTCTTGCCATATATCTCGCGAGCAAGAGCGTTATTGGACTCGGCAGCCTGCACGGTTGCGTCAGCCGCTTTGTTCGCAGCCTTTTTCTGTGAACTACCGCTAAGCGCTCCGCCGATGACAGAAGCGCCGATCCCTAGTGCAGTGCCAAGAGCCAATGCGGCCTCCTATAATTGCTTGATAAAGGACAGCTCGCTCTCGCGGTATCCTTTACGCTCATAGAGCTTTATCATGCGCGAACCGTTTTGGCGAGATAGGGCCTTCATTTGCCACGTCCGACAGCCCTTTCTTTCGGCCTCCGCTTCCAATGCCGCCAGAAGCCGCAATCCCGTCATATTGCCAGCATCCTCCGACACCCACCAGAATAGCTCCTCGCCGCTCACATGGCCGTGGTTGAAATAGACCGGCGATATGACACCCGCTGCCATGCCAGTAATCTTACCCTCATCGGCAACGAGGCAAATGAAGGAAGGGGTGTCCATGAGGTTGTTAAGCGAGCGCGCGCAATCCTCCGTATTATAGGGAATCTCATCCCAACCCGCCTGCGCGTGGAAGATTGCCCCCAAGCGGGCGATCTCGGGAATATCCGCATGTGTAGCGTTGCGGATCATTGGTAATCCTCATATTGGCTCGGAGTTCTTGGCCCTGGCGTATATCCTGGCGCAGCCACACCGCCGCCTGTCTCGGGAGAAGCGCCGGCAGCAGGAATTGTGATCTGGCCCAGCGAATGCCTGTCCCCACCCTGAGCGATAGCCTGCGTGGTTCCTTGGTAGGTTACAGCACCCCCAGCCCTTGCGGCATCGTCGTAGAATACCGAAACGTAATCGCCCGAGGTAAAGCCACTAAGCGAGCCGCCGTTAACCGAGACGCTTCGCCCATCGCCATACACCCGCGAGTGAGCCGATATGGTTATAGCGCCCGTACTGTCTGCTGTAAGCACGGATGTGGGATCGGTGTAGCTTGTCGCTATGTCCTGAGCCGCTTTGCTCTGTTGCGCTGTGTCGTTTGCCGCCTGCGCAAGCTGCTGTGCGGCTTGTATCTGCTTTACCAGCACCTGCAGGTTGTCCACCTGCCCCGTCAGGCCAGAAAGTGCAACCTCAATGGCTTCCATCGTATTCTGCCAATCAAGTGCAAGCTTGGGCGTAGCCGTGCCGTCATCGTTTACATAGCGAACCATGCGCTGGATGCGGTCCAGCTTAGGCGCTGTAACCACAGTGGTGAAAATCGGATAACCCGGCCCCACCGAGACAGCGGGAAACGCCAGCGCAATAGCAGCCGGTCCAAAACTCGATAGGCGCGGCTCGAACTCAGGCTCTCCGCCCGATACCGCAAGCATCAGAGGCGAGGCGAGAAAGCTAGGCAATGGTCAGCAGCGCCCCTGCCTGATGCGTGAAGGGCTGTCCGCTCGGCAGGGTGTAGCTAGTGCCGTAGTCCACCCAGGCAATCAGCGGCTTCGTGGCCTCTGTGTCATTGTAAAGCACTAGATAGCGGAACGGGGCGAAGTCAGCTCCTGAGGCCGTCCACGTAATGGCATCTACGACAAGCGAATACGTCCCGCCCGATTGTTCGGAGCTGGTAACAGTCACGTCTGCAGGCGCATAGCCGCCAGTGCCTGCGATCTGCGTAATGTCCGACAGGGTATCATCGGTGGAGATCGGGGCTGTATTCGTCAGCGCCACCTTGAGGTCATTCGCGCCGAGATCATGTTTTCCATTGGCCAGATCTGCCACGAATGCGGGGATTTTCTGCCAAGGCATTATCGGCCTCCTGTCTGTTCATTTACGAGAATGTCGGACACGCGCAGGTCTACCGGATCAGTAACGCGAAACTCCATCAACAGTGAGGGCCGCGACGCCATACCGCAAGCGCGCCATTGCACCCGTTCGCGGTACTCGCCCTGCTCTCCCAGCTTACGTGGTGCCCATGACCCAAACGTGCGGCCACCGTCGCGGGACATACGCATCTCAATAGATGGGTCGGCATATGGACCTGATAGAAAGCCAGTCTGCCCCACATTGGTTCGAGCCACGACGTTGCTGATCTGCGTACCACCGCTATCAATGACCATGCCTGCGCTAATGCGCCGCTCCATCACTCCGCCGAGATCCTGCCAGTCATCCGACCAACGAAGCGTGCGACCATCGTAGGCAGAGCCGAACACGTCATCGGCATAGCATTGCGGCACCCAATTATCATAGCCGTAGCTGCGCATCTCTTGCCACCGCTTCGACTGCACATTGTATATCTGTGTCTCGCTATCGAGGCGAAGGGCGATGTATTCGTTGCCGCCTAGAACGAACGTCCACAGCGAGACAGATTGGGACTTCTCGATACGCTCCTGCAAGCCGTTGTTCGAGATGACCGTTTCTTCGTTAGCCAGGCAAACGCGGTTTTCGTTTGTCACCCAAGCGAACGTAGAACCAATTTGCACTGCGCATCCGGTGGCCCTGATGCCCTTCTGAATGACCTGTCCTTGCAATACCTGAAATGGCAAATTCGCATCCGAACCCAGCGGCCAGTATTCCACGGTTTCCGAGCCGAACAGCAGCAGAATGCCGTTGATGAACAGCATATCAAGCAACCTATCTGGTTGGTTCTCCGCCGTCGCAAAATCCAAGGCATCAATCGTGGTGCCAAGCGGTTGTGTCCAATAGAATTGCCCTGTATCTTTGCGGATAGCCACCAGACGGGAGCCTGCGATCAGGATGCGGCTAACCAGCGCATTGTCAGGGAAAGCGATGGCCGTCAGCGTCGTGCCGTTATAGCCCCACAGCCGCCCGCCTGCGTTGATAAACAGGAAGTTTCCATAACCCGCCATAACCGCAGGGCCAGAGCCATCAATTGCCCCAAGCATAGTGCCATTGCGGTACAAAGCGCTGCCAGACACAGCGAACAACGCGGTTCCTAACACAAGATCGCGACGGAATAGCGCCCGAACTGGCGAAGAACCCATGTTCTGTCCGCGATCGGCTAGGCCAGGGCGCGACTGCAGGACGAATCCGTTTTTCTCGGTAGGGCTTTCCTCGATAAACATGTTGACGACAGGCAGGGATGGTAGATCACCCCGCGCGCGCTCATATGAACTGGTCGCGAATGGGATACTGGGCATTACCGCCAAGCCTCAAGCGTGTAAGCCTCGGGCCGATTGAAATCGAGCAGGCGTGTTTTCGCCAACTCTGCCTTGCCGTAGACATCGGGGGAGATCGGGCCGAACGTGCTTAACCGCGCCGCCAGCATCTGCCTCACAGCTCCAATCCACATTTGCGGCACATCGATAGGGCTGCTTGCCGCGACATCCTGCAACACGCGCGTGTAGCTGTAGCTGATCGTCGTCGCAGCATTCGGGACCGGCCAAAGGCGCATCAGCACCTCGGTGGCCGTAAAGCGGATCTGATAGCCGACCGGATAACCCTGCTGCGCCTTGTTCGGCAGAGCGCTGTATTCGCCATCGTTCCAGCGCTTCATTGCCCGTTCGTATGTAGGCATCACATAGCTGGCGTCTAGCACTTCGACCGGGCGCGGCGTCAATACCACCTCGCGCTCACCAGCGGCAAAGGAAACGGTGGACTCCTCGATCGTCCAAGACGCCAAACCTTCCGCCGCCAACTCCTTTAGCAGCATGTCAAGCTGGTCTAGGCCATAGCTAAGCTCTTCGGCCTCAGGCGTCTCGGCAAGGCCGATAATGCCAAGATCGCGCATAGCCCCCGCCACTACATCGCGCGCTGTCTGGCTGTACGTGATGCTCATGCCTCTGGCCTCAATAGAATGCGCTCATCAATCGGGCTGAGAAGCACCCGACCGTCAAGCGGCGACAGCAGCGCTGCAACGGGGATCGGCGGAATGGGAGGGACCCTATCAACGCCGGGAATCTCTGGCATGGCATCAGGCCGGGGAACGCCCTCTGGGCCTACATGCGGCGGGAGAGTGTCGGCGGGGCGAGGATCGTAGCAGTCTTCGCAAACGCGAGAGCCGGTCCACTCCGTCTTGAATGCCGACAGCCTGCGGGTCCATCCGCATCGAGGGCAATCACCGTAGGGATCGGACCTTCGATAGCCGGAACTTTCACCGCCACCTCTAAACACGCCGATCTCCTGAAACTGGGCGGCCCGTCTATAACGGCGCGGGCCATTCCGTATTCAGTGCCTAGGAGCCCGGATTCCCGAGCAGTGCGCGCCAATCGCCACAACCGGCGGCAAAGCGCATGACCGACTTAGCGCGGGCGTTCTCGGTGTCAAAGTCCGAGTCCTGCTGGAGCTGCGGCTTACGACGCCAGAACGACACAAGGCCGTCATCGATGTCGGTCTGAATGTACCAGGCATCGCTGTCGGTCAGGTAGTGATTGACCACTACTTCGGGGATCGAACCCATTGAACGCAGCGCGTTGATGTTGTTCGACGCAAAGGTCTGACCATCGCCGGTCTGCGAACCCTGCAACGTCGAGCCCAGGATACGCTCTGCGTTGAACACGTTATCAGGGCCGACGATCAGGCGCTTTACTCGCGTCTGGATCGGCAGGCCGGCCGCATCGCGGAACTTGTTGACGGCGATAACCGCGCTTTCAAGCGATGCTTCCGACAAGTCGGCGGCAGGCAGAAGGTTCGACTGCAGGCCCGAAGCGGTCGGATGGCTTGCCGAAAACAGCGCCTGGCCATCACCGATCGGGAAGTTCGTGTCGAAGCCACGATTCAGCACGTTGGCGTGGACCGTTTCAGCCGTCGAGCGCATCGCCTTTGCCAGCTTGCCGGCGCGGCGGTTGGCCACCTCCTCGTACTGGCTGTCATCGATCGCCTCGCGGGTAACGATGAAGCCCTTGGCGTACACGACATGCGTGAACGTGGCCGTGTAGCCCTGCGCATCGCTGTCGTACTCGATCGGGGCGCCTTCAGCCTTGACCGGAGCCAGACCGAAGCCGCTTTCCTCGACGAACTTTTCATAAGCCTTCCCGCTGGTACGCTGCGAGAAGATCTGGGACCACTCGGGCGGGTACTCGTTGTACTTGCCGCCAAAGATGGACGCTACACCGGGCCACAAAAGGGCGGGATGAGCGCTACGGGTAATTGGGGTAGCCATGTCTCAGCCCTCCTTAGACGCCAGTGGAACCGGACGCGCCGGTCTCGGTCGGAACATTGATCGCGACCAGCCACTTGGCATACTGACCGATCTCGTTGTCTTCCCGCTGTTCAAGCTGGATGACACGAAGCGGCAGCGTGTTGGTGGTGGCTGCGGTGGACGAATCCAGCATGAAGCCGGAAGTGCGGGTGCTGGGCGAACCTGCGCCAGCGATCAGCGCGGCGTTGAGACCGATGCTGGTAGCCGCCAGGGAGCCGCCTACGCTGTCCTCTTGGATCTCGTACAGGACATTCGGGTCATCACAGACCAGAATGTAACCCGCAGTTGAGGCAGGACGATAGCCAAGCTGCAGCATGTCGTTCGATGCCGGCAGGCTGGGTTCGTTGGCAACGCCGACCATCACACCCGTAATCGGGCCAGTGGCGGCGGTGGCGCGAACGCACGAAGGCGTGCCACGTGCATCGCCAGTACCGGAGATGACAACGGGATCGCCGGGATAGATGGCAGTGCCATCGCTTGCGAGAACGTAGTAACGGCGGAGCGGGCCGACAAACGGGGCTCCATTACGAAGGCGCTTGGGAATCAGACCCATGGCCGCATTGCTGTTAGGCATTATCGTTGGTCCTTACGCAGATCGACGAACCGAGTTCGTGGTACCAAGCGGGTTATAAGCCCCCTCGTCCATCTCGCCGTGATCGTTGCCAGAGAATACGGCCTTCTCGCGCTGTGCGATGGTTTCCATGCGGCGACGATTATCCTCCACAAGAAACTCCTTCGGCTTAGCGCAATAATGGGCCATGATGGATTTGCCGGTGCGGCTATCAACGCCCACCGGAACCGGCTCGACACCTTCGACTTTATCCCAGTCGTCAAGCACGGTCTTGTTGTACATGCGGTTGCCAAGATCGTTGATCCAGCGCCCTTCCAAGCCATTCGCGGCTAGATCGCGGGATACATCCTCGGGAACGGCTAGAGCGGACGTGTCGTTATTCCCACCACCGCGACGGCGGCGCTCGGCACGCTCGATTGCGGCACGCGGCGGGCGTCCGCGACGGGGAGTATTCCCCTGTTCAAGCAGGTTCGTGACCTGATCTTCAGCCATTCGAGGCCTCCTGTTCGTAATAGTGCTTGGCCCAATCGGCCTTAGCTGATGCAACGCGCTTGTCGTCCCAGCCGTTGTTTTCCTGCTGTCCGCGTGCCCATTCATCGACGGCCTTGCGTGCCTGCGGGGGGAGGGTTGCGTAACCCTTCTCCTTAGGCTGATGGGCCACCTGGCGCTGCGGAGTTGCCAGTGAGGGCGGAGCCTTCTTCTGCGGCGCTTCCTCAAAATGCTCGGGGAACCGGCGCTTTACATCAGCCTCCACCTTGGCAAGCTGCTCGCCCGGATCGACAATGCCGCGATCAGCATAGTGCTGTGCGCGAACCATCGCGTAATCCGTGGCTTCCGTGTCCTTCTGAAACCATGCAGAGTTACGCTGCATGAAGTCCTGTGTCTCATTGGGCACGTCAACCGGCTTGTCGAGCTGCTTTAGCGCCTTCTCGGCAATGGTAGCGGCCTGACGGTCGCCAGCGTCCCATGCCTCGTCAAGCTGCTGCTGCCAACGCGCCCGCTCCGCTTCAACGGCTCGCTGGGTCATCGTGGCCGTAGCCTTGCCGATTCCCTCCATCTGCTTGCGGAGGTCTTTCAACTCCTTGGCAGTGGACTTGCCGATCTCACGCGACTTGCGCAGGAATGCCTTGCTATCGACCCATTGCGATTCATCGCCTTGCCATTCGGCTTTGGGACGCCAACCCAACTCAGTCGCAAGCGCATCGATCTCAGACGGCTCACTGGCCGCTTCAACCTCTACGTTTTCAACCTCGGTTTCGGCTTCAATAGTCTCGACATCATCAGCCATTGTTGGCTCCTTGGTTCGTTTGGTTAGTTATGCACCATATTGGTTTCCCGAGCAATAGCACTAGGCCACCTTGTAAATCACGATCGGCACCGAAATAACTGCACCTATTCCAAGAGTTGGGACAAGCACGCCGACATTGACGGTATTGGCTGCACTTACATAAGCGTCTTGCAGCGAACCATTCTGCGGAATCCCGTTGAGAGCCACCATCATCTTGTCAGTAGCGGCCAGCCCTGTGATTGTGACGGAGTAGCGCCTAACGCCAAGAGAAAGGGCAACCAGCGCAGTTTCGCCAAGCGTGGCCGTTCCGACTTGCACCAAGCCTTTCTTGGCTTCGAGCGCGGTCAAGCGTGACTGATCGCTATCGATCCGCCCGTTCATGGTTGCAATGGCGTCATTGGCTGTCGCCGTGGTCATGTAACCCGACAAATCAGGCGACGGCTGGCTGTAGTTATCGCTCATCAGAAGTGTTCCACAAACGTCATTGTGCCAGCTGAGCTAGAACGGACGTATACCGCTGCCGTAGTTTCCAGCGTGATTGCCGCACCGTTCACTGCAGCCGCACCGTTGGTAAGCGTCAGGTCAGCGTTGCCATAGAAGTACGTAAACTGGCTGGTCGGTACAAATGTGATGGAGCGGCGATTGGCGCGGGCCGCTGCAACAAGATAAAGCGTGTTCTGCGCGGTCATCGCGACTTGGCCTGTAGCCATGCTGGACGTACCGCGAGCAATCGTTGTCTGTGTTGCAGGGAAGTTCGATACGGTCACAGAGCCGAGCGAGTTAGTGCCAGCAGGCAGCGAGCCGCCAATCGTAACCGTGCCAGAAACCGCTTGAGTGGCGGGAAAATTGCTGACGCTCACCGAGCCCGATACAGGCTGGGTGGCTGGAAAGTTTGAAACGGTGACAGGCAATGCGGATTGGTCGCTGGCCAGGGCTACCGACAGAGATGCGGCACTCGCCTTTACACCCAAGCTAGTGGGTAGCTGAGCGCTATCGACTGTTAGCGAGCCGTTGCCATCGGCTACGTTCACTGTAGCGGCGATGCTGACGGGCTGGGTAGCGGGCCAGAACGTACCCGTTACAGCCACAGGCGCGGCAATGCTTACCGGCTGCGTTGCCTGCCAGAAGGTGCCAGTGACTGCTTGCGAGGCCGGGAAGTTGCCGACCGAGACAGTACCGCTTATCGGCTGAGTAGTAGGCAGGTTCGACACGCTGACCGACCAAGAGCCGCTTTGCGATACCGGCAGCGGCGTGTTCGTGACCGTTACAGATCCGCCCGAACTGCCGCCTGTAGGGAAGTCGCTCGTGTTTTCGACGTAAACCCGCGAGATAGGACCGCCTTTAGCCACGCCCGCTATTCCTTCCGTAAACAAGCTCGATCACAGCGCCTGTGTAGTCCGTCCCTGCGACCAACGGATTAAGCCGCGTACTCACAGCCATGGCCGACAGCTTGATCGGCATTTTGGAGCCATAGATAGGCGTTCTCTCGCCGGCCCTGATTAGCCACCCGCTGGTATTTGTGACCTGTGTGAACGTCTGCCCCTTAGGCGTGCCCTCAAGGCGAACGTCGAACTCGTTGCCATTAATAAAGAAGAAAACGAGATTCGGCACACCGATGAGACTCGTCGGCATGGCAAATTCAGTCGCGGCGGACGTGGGCGATACTGGAACCTGTAGGTTCGCTTGGCGTAGGAAGTTAGGCATAGTACAGAATATCAAGCACGCTGCCTGCTCCCTCACCGATGACACGCAGTCGCGACAGATCCCCGGTGTACGTGTAGGTGTCATCAGGGATGATCCGCTGCCCCTGCGCAGGAGTGCTGCCGGGAGCCACAGGATCAACGCCATCATCACGCCAACGAATTGCCTGCACACCATTGGCCTGCAACGTCGCCCGCAATGCGCCATCAGGCACGGTAAGCGCCTGCACCGTAGTAAGCTGATCGCTCGTAAGCTGCTGATAGCCTACGGGCGTGTTAGGCGCTGATAGTCTAGCCCCGGTCATCTTACTTCTCCTCGCGTCGTTCTCTCGATCATAGGGCGGTGGGGGTATGTTGGTGAGGGGAGGTTAGCGGCGATAAAGTTCGGGCACGTTGGCGACGTAGGGTCGGTACAAGCCGAATGACCCTAAGCCGAAGTGAAGCCCATCTGTGGTGATAGCATTGGGCACCATTGGAGGAGCCTTTATTAGGCCGGAGTTGCGCTGCGTCTCCACCGCATCGGCAAGATCGAGATATCCTGAAAACCCCGGAGCGCCAGCTCGCACGTAATTGTCGTTGAAAACAATACGGGTTGCATTGAGGCCATTGGGGCTCTGGTTTGCGATGGTGGCCCAGCTATCCGTCGAGGTCGTAGCGGGTTCGATTGTGGTCTGGAACCACTTTAGGTTCGGCGCCAAGCCTCGGATCGTCTGGCGGTCGGTGTACACCTGCAGAGCGGTCCTCCCGCCGATGTTTAGGTCGTTGTATCCCAACCCAAGCACGGCGGCGGAAACGTACTTGAAGTAGGCCGCGCGCTTCGCAAACTGACCCGATGCTGCGGATTGTGCCGATTGGGAGCCGCGAGCCATGTTCAAGAACCCAATCCCAGGCGTACTTGCGAGCGCAGCCAAGCAACCAGCGAAGGGCGTAAAACCGGAGCCCGATCCCAAGCCTGTACCAGCCACTCGACTGTCACCAACGCCCATGATAGAAGGAATACGTGTCTGCGCGATAATGGCGTAGGGGTTGTAGCCTATTCCGCCGACACTGGCAGGCGTCCATGGCGCGCCGGTTGGGTCAGCAATTCCGCTAGACGCGCCATCCCCCAGTGCCTGCCAGCCTTGGGCGTCGGTGTTGAACTTATAAGCGGCATCGATGCAATCAGTCCAAGTAGAAATGCGGTATATAGCGCCCTTGGGGATAGTAACTGACATGAAGTCAGAAACAAGCTCATCCTGCCCCGCCGTAAGGCTTCCGGTCGTTGTCGCGCCGCTGTTCCAAGTCACTCGCGTAAAAGTGCCAATCGGGTATTCAATATCCGCCCGCACAGTTCGGGGGTTGGTGATGGCCTGCTCACCTGCAGCAGTGAGTATCCAGTTGCCATAGACCAGCGCCAGCGCCGCGATATCGTCCTTGGCGACATCCCATCGGCGGCTGGCATTCTGTGACGAGGCTGTGTTTGATGTGTCCGGGATGATCGTTCGAGAGCCGACATGAGCCACGCGCCGGGAGCCACCTGCGACGATATCGGCCAACTGCGCCGCCGTCGCCCCGCCAGCAGCCGAAATATCCGCAGCAGTCATCACGCTAGGAGTGGCCATTACGAAACCCTCAACAGAATACGCCCATCGACCGGGCTTAGGAGAATGCGGCTATCGATTGGCGACAGCAGCGCGTTATCAGGAATACCCAAAGGCGGGCGAACAGAGCCACCACCAACCGGCCAGCCGCGCTTAAGGCCAAAGGCGATCGGCAGAGCCACTAGCTGATGTTCGAGTACAAGCCGGTGATCTGGTTAGCGCCTGCATTACGCAACCTCACCGTGCTGTTGCTACCAAGGACGATGCCCTGCGAGCCAGACGCCGTTGCCGTGGTGATAGTCTGGTAGTTCACACCGTCCGGTCCAAGCGCCTCGATCACCAGCGATGGCGTCGTGCCTGCGAACTGATACGCCCAGATGTATGACGCCCCACCGATGCCCGTAACAGGAGTTGTTGATGCGCCAGCGGCCAACGTGGCGTTACTCGCCAGTGTCGAAGGAGTGCCGCCAGCCACGTAACCATCAGCGCCTACCTGCTGGAACCTCAGGACGCTCGACGAGCCCGATCCCGTAGTGTCGGGGATGAGGCCCGCTGCGACTTTAGCGCCGCCAAGATATACCCAGCTGTCAGCCATCGGTTAGCCTTCCATCAACGCGAGAATGTCTTTATCGTCGCACAGGCGGTAATCAGCGCCGTCATTGCCCTTGACCTCGACGCCTGCGTACTTCTTGATAAGCACGCGCGAGCCGACAGGCGGAAACTCATGACCTTCAGGCCAGTCGATGAACGTACCAGCGCAAGGGCCGGCTGCTGCAATCGTGCCCTTCTGCGATGCGGTGTTCTCGCGGTCGACATGGGCGCTCGGCAGGATGATGCCGCCAGCCGTCTTTTCCTCAACCGTCTCGCACTTAATCAGCACGCTATAGCCAGTCGGTAGAATTCCACTCAGATTTGTCATTCGCCGCCCTCTGCAAAACCCTGGATCTGTTCAAACGTGGCTTCGTACACGCTCCGATACGCTTTAACCTTTTCGGCTAAGACTGTCATCAGGTGTGTGTCGATTTGGTGAGATTGTTCGCTAGTCGCCAGTGACCACGCATGGTCCTTGGCAATGGCTTCGTTTTCGTCGGCCACCGTTTTGAACGCGCGCATAAACCAAAGCGTCATCGGGTTTTCGCGCCAAGCGTCAAATTCTTCATCGGTGATGTTCACGCGCGAGCCCCAATCTCAAGGCCTTGCTGGAACTTGTCGGCCACGGCGAGATAACGCTCCCGCTCTTCCGCTTGAGCTTTCAGCGCCGTTTCGTTAGCGCCCTTCTCAATATCGGCCAGCGTCTTTTGTGCCTGCGCGTCATTGCGGTTCGCTTCCGAAGTCAGCTTACGCAGTTGCGCCTCTGCTCCTGCGACCTGCATTGGATCCGGCTGCGGGTCAGGAGCGAGCAATTCATCTATGTCATCTATGTCGGCCGCTTCAAGTGCGCGCCGGATGATGGCCTGCGGGTTCATCCCCGGCGCACCAAGGAATGTCAGCAGGTATTGGCTACGCGCCAACTTCTGCTGCTTCGTGACGTTGCTGGGATCACTTACCGGACGAACATCGAAGTCCTTGGAATCGAAATCCTTGGCAAAGTCAGCCTCGGGATCATCCAAGATTTCCATGTAATCGCGCTCAGCAGCCTCGCCGCCGTAAAAAGCGATATTCTTATAGAGCTTCCCGTACTCCTCCTTAAGAGAACGGAAGATGCGCTTATAGATAGCCGTGAAAACCTGCAGGCCTTGCTCGATAAGCGCCAGTGTCGTTCCCACCGGAGCGTTGCTGGGAGCATCACCCGTCATTACATCCTGGATGGCAGAGATATCCTTAGCCGCGCCCAGCATCAGCTCAAGCACACTAAAGGTTGTCGGGTTAGGCCCTGGGAATGTGCGGTCCACCATCGCCTCACGCAGCTTGCCGCCCGATACGTTGACCGTCTTCCAAGACCCAGGCTCAAACGTAATTCGGGAGTTGCGCTTACCGCCGCCCGTAAGATCCACGCCCGACGCGATAAAGCCGCCACCAGCCGCCGCAGCCGTGCCAGAGTCGATCATCTGGTTAATCGCGTTGTTCACGATCGTCGTGATGTTGTCGAGCAGGTGGCCCAAGCCCAGCCCGTAGAACGAACCGTCCAGGCTAGGGAAGAAGTCGTACTTCACATAGTAGCACTCGCGGCGGATGCTGATGACCCGCCCGTCCTGCGCAAGCTGCACATCGTCAGGCCCAAAGTTAGCCTCGATCCGCAAGGCAACACCCGTCTGCTCATCCAGCGTTACGACATACGGCTCTGCATATCCGTCATCGTCGAGGTCGATAAGGCAGTGCTGCTCAAGCAACGTGCGCAGGCCCGCATCGTCCTCATTCTCGACCAGCTTCACATCACGGTAGAAGCCGGCGTTCTGCAGCCCCTTGATGTCGTTTAGGCTCTTGTCGCACTGGACTTCCGTCAGACGCGGCGCATCTTCGCACGTCTTGGCCGACATGGGCGCCACCAGTTTGAGCGCGCTGACATACTCGCTGCGCTGGCCGTCGCCGTAGAACACCTTGCGGAATCCGCACCCGATGATCGGCAGGTGATGCAGCATCGTGTCCGTATCTTCTTCCCAGCCCTTCATGCGGTAGAAGATCGTGTAGTTCATGAACTCCTTGACCCGCTGGGCGCGCTTGGTCTTAACGCCAGGAGCGCGCTTCCATACGGGTTGAGCCGCCTGCATGATCCGCTCGGCAGCCTCAGGTGGAATGGGCTGGATCTGCTGCGTCGCCCGATCCATCAGCACAGGCCCCTGAGGCGTCATCGTCAGGATCTTGCCATCAACCTGCATCAGCGGCTGGCCGTCCTGCCCCATCTCAGGCAAGCCCTTGTCCGAGCCGATGACCTTGCAGCTTACTGCCTCGTCACCCTTGACGATCGCAGGATATGCACGCGCCGCAAACTGCAGAGATGCGGTGGTCAGAAGCGGGTAGCTGGCGTTCGATGCTCCTTTCCACGGCCATTGCTTCTCGTCGGGGCGCTCTTGCTTGGCGCGCTTGAGGGCATCTTCCGCCTTGCAATACCACTCTTCGCGGCCTGTGCAGTCCTCTTGGTAATCCTGCAGGCACTGTTGCCCGATGGATGCAAGCTGGTTCTCTGACAGGTAGGGGGATAGATCGCCTTGGGTTTGAGCGATTGCAACCAGGCGTTCGTCAGCAGGAAGATCCTCAAGCGTGCGTCGCTCAAGATCATCTACAGCCTCGATCTCAAGGCCAGTGTCCTCCATGACAGTCGCGGCAGTTCGTTGCACCTAGTAACCTCCGCTGGGGCCGGAACCGCCGTCATCATCGTCGATATACACCGGACTAACCGGAATGGCAAACGTAAGAGCCAATGCGTCCCCGATATCAGGGCTAGCACCGATGCGCTCGCGGATCTTATCTTTCGGCTCAAGCACCAACTCGTTGTTCGACTTATACCGCGTTGCGCCGCTTCCCCACACAGGCGCGCATACATCGCCATGCACGGCATCGCTGTCAGGCACCTTCACTCCACCAGGAGTATCGAACCAATCGCGCATCACGTCCCACATTTCCGCGCGGCGGTTCTCATACAGCTCATCGCCAGTAGGTCCGACACCAACGGGAGATGACCCGAAGTTCACCGCATGGACTTGCGCGTACCCCATCTCCTTCAGCCTATCGACAACACCAGCGCCCAAGCCACCCACATCGATGCAAACCGCAGCGGGCTTATGCAGGCGGATGAGGTGCGCCACCTTGCCCGCGATAGCCATGGTATCGTTGAAGTCCCACAGCTCGCAGATGGTCGATCCGGCCACGCGTCCGCGTCGATCAATCACACCTGTCTTGTCTCCACCCCGCGCCGGATCAACGCCGATGATGAGCGGGCCTTGCGGCAGGACCTTGGCATGCCGAGCCGCAGCCACCTTATCCGATGGCACGAAGCTATTGCCTGCGGTTTGGAATGCCTCGTCCGCGTTGGACGGGTATTCTTGCTTAAACTTCCAGCACGGCTCATCGAACGATTGGCCTGTGGCGTTGGCCATGTCGCGGTTCTTGACGTAGGCCCAATGCAGTTGATCGTCGGTAAGATCGTTGCGATCCTGATAGTCGCGCCACTTGCTGCCGGGCTCAAAGTCAGCCGGGGCAGGGGAGGAATATCCATCATCCCAGAACCACGGCATAAACACGGCAATGTCTACGCTGTCGCCACGCTCTGCCGCCTTGTAGCGCCGCTGATAGACGTTGCCGATACCGTTAGCTGTGCTTTCAAGGATACGCTCGGTGCCCGGTGCATCCGACTGCGCCTGCTCAAGCCCCGCAACGTGATCCTCGGCATTAGGCCAGAAGGCAACTTCCGAACCGTGGAACAGCTGGATCGTCGAGGAGCGCCCTACCTCCTTCGTGCCAGCAGTCGCGACGGCATACGAACACTCGCGGCCTGCGAAGTTCAACTCCTTGGCATTAGACGCCCCGGTGTCATGGCGAGCCCAATCCGGCATCAGCTCATGATAGCGCTTCGTCATCTTGAACAGGTTGTCGGTAGCTGCCTGCTCATGCGTGAGGATAAACGTGTTAAGCCCCTTCCCGCCCCACATGCGCCAGTAAAACCGACCCTGCAGGTACGTGCTTGCCCCCATCTGCCGGCCTTTACAAATGATGGCCCGCACCTTGCCGGTTTTCTCGCGCTGCTGCTCTAGCTTGCTATGAAGGTAGATCTGCGCCCGATTAAGCTGGAATGGCCGAACCTCACCAGCCTTGGTTCTTATGCGCAGGCAGTTCTTTGCGAAGTAGCCGAAGTCATCCCTAAGGCGCTTCAACTTCGCAGCGTCGAACTCACTCATCATCCAGCGCGTCTAGTGCGTCACCGATGCCCATGTTGATATTGCCCTCAATCTCCTTCGGCAGAAGAGAGGCAATCATTTTTGCATACTCGTTGGGCTTTTCGTCGCGCATCTTGCGGATCGCATCAACGCCCGCAGTGCCTTCAGCTAGCGACTGCTGAAAGTCAGACAGCAATGCGTCTAGGAACGCTTCACCTAGCTTCTGCCTCGCGCCTTTGGGCCTACCCTTGGGGTTGCCTGACTGGCCCGGCTTCCATGCAGGCATAAGGCCACTGGTGTTCCGCTTTTGCGTCGGTGCATCAGGCGGTGTTGCTTCACCGTGCATGTTTCTCACCTTCTGGCGAACTTAACCCCGTTCTGGGGAGATTGAGGATCACCGCCTTCCGATTAGAGGAATGGGCTGTGTTTAATCTAACTTTTGTGGTTCGTGGCGTCAAGGATATAAGCGACCCGCGCCATCATTCACGCCCTTTGAAGCCAATCCCATAACCTTGGAGGAGCCCCAACCCCCACCTTTGCGGGTAATCCTGGTAGGTTTGTGGAGTTAGGTTTCCGTACGATTTAGCACGCATCTCCGCTAAACGCCTTGCCTCTATTTCGCTAGGCATATCAGGGCGCTCGCTCGGTTCAATGCCCTGCGCCTTCTCAAGCGCTTCGATCCGGTCAAGTGCCCATGCTAACAACGCCCTTGCATCTTTCGCATACCATTCGGCGCGATTAGCCGCACCCTCTATAAGCGATGCTCCCATCGCAGCGCCAAGGCCGTCATCGTTAAACCCCATCTATTGCACTCCTGAAGTCGAATTTATACGACCGAATCAAAAGACGCAGGTGCTTACGGTTGCGAGCAGTGCCTAGACGTGTCCTCGCTAGATACCAACCGTCATCGCACAGCACTGGCGCTTTTGAAAAGCGATCAGCACCCTGCAAGTGCCTAAGCGCCCTTAGCGCCTTATCCCTCGTGGCGTATGCCATGCTCTTCTCCATCGTAATGGGCTGGCGCAGCGTTCACATCCTTACTCCTAGTTCACCCGCAGCGGTAGGACGCTGTCATCGGGGGCGGTCGAAGTTTACCCTATACCGGGAGGATGCGCTTGGAGGTCGTGCTGCGTCCGAACTATGTTGGATGACCGCCATGTGAAACTTGTCTTAGCCGAATACCGCTTTCACCAATCGCCTGGCAAGCTCTGAACCTAAGCGCCACCAGAAGCCGTGCTGGAACCAATCTAGCTGGCGCTTCATCCCTCCCCCCTTTCTGCGAGATTACGGATTGCGCAGTCTATTTCGTCGCATGCAGCGATGAATCCCTTACCCCATTGGCTCGGACGCGGTTGTTCGATGGTTTTCGCAGTATCTCTTGCTGCGCTCCTTGCCTCATTGAGCGCTCTCTTGCGGGCTGCGGCGCATGGGTCGGCGGTGTACGTCCGCATGACAATCATCTCGGAGGAGGTCTTTTCGAAGACAATGTGTGACACCGCTGGATCGACCAGAGCGTCTGCCAAGCGCTTAAGCCAATGGTTCTCGATCTCGCTCACCGCTTGTCCCCTTGGTCTTTGGTGGTGGGTGGTTCGGGGAGGTGTTCTATAACCTCGCGCATCGCCTTGTAGATGGCCGCAACGATCATTCCCTCGTCCCAGTCCGTAGAGACGCCAGAGACGTACCAAGCTGCGCACCCAGCTTCAATCGCAGCATCAGGAATGCCGTCGCAGATCTGCTCAGCCATGGTGTGGGGTGCTTTCGTTGGGGGTGGTGGTGAGCATGTAGGCGGATACCCACTCGCGCCCGTCGAAGCCCCAGACCTCTGCGTAAGGCTTGCGCCAGGTGATGAGCCAGCGCCCCCAGTAGAACCCGTCCGAGTTGCCACAGCGGCAGCGGACGAACCCTGTGCCGTATCGCAGGGGGCGGCGAATGCTCAGAAATGGCGCGCGGTTGGCAACGAAGTACCGGCGCAGTTTGTCGACGATGCTCACGCCGTCTCTCCTCTTGTGGTCAGGCCTGCTTGGGACTGCTCCAACAGAGTCGGCGTGGGGCTGAAATCCTGCACTGCGCCGCGCAGCGTCATAAGCTCGACGGTCAGCCGGACGTTCTCGCGCTGGAGAGCTTGCATGCGTTCCCCCGCACCAAATCGATCACTCTCCACGCGAGCCTGCCGACGCTTCTCCTGCTCAGCGGCGCGTTCCAAGGCGCCAATCTTCTGCTCGGCTTCATAGAGGGAGCGCCTGGCGTCATCCAACTCGGCGAAGCCCGGCTTCTCGGCGCCTTCAGGTACCAGATACATTTCAACGGCCGTTCCGAGGTCAAGGCCGCAGTCCTGCAGTTCGCGCCCATGCAGAATGAACTGCATATTGCCGTAGCCGTAGTAGCCATCGGGCTTGCTCGCCGGACGAACATCAATCTTGAAGTTGCGCTTCTCAACAGTTCCTGCCGCTGCCTGTGATTGGTTGCCCAAGGCGCGTTCGACAGATCGCACTTGTCCTATCAGTTTCATTGTTCGGTTCCTTTGATGCCCGCTTGAAGCGCCCGCTGCCTACGCTTGCGAATGCGCGCCTGCACACGATTGCGGAGATTGCGCGCATCAATCAGCATTTGCTTTGCGAGGACAAATTCCTCAAGATCTTTATCTGTCGCGTATTCCATAGTGACAACCTGACGTGTCACGGCCCCCTTGTCAAGTGTGACATTCATTCCGCAATCCGCCACCCCACCGCCGAAAACGGATGATCGCGCTTCGTCCAATCGATCTGCTTCGGCTCGTACGTAAAGCGGAATACGAAACCGCCCCTAGCCAGCACCTCTACCTTCTCGGTTGTGTCAGGTTGCCTGCCGAGTGCGGGCGTAAAGCCTCTGTCGGTTATCTGGTTTAAGCTGGTGATGGGTTCTGGCATTACTCAGCGATTGGCACGAAGGTGCTGGTGCGGAAGTCGAAGCTGACGTTAGCCACGCCGCGCTTCCCCGGCATTCCCATGCGGACCTTGTTGACCACAATCTGCGCCTTGTTCTCGTCGAACTTAGGGCGGTGATAGGTCATCCCGTAATCAGGTTTATTCGCCCAATGAGCTGATCCACTTATGTCGTAAAGGCCGGGAACCGCCTTGCTTCCCTTTTCTGGCTTGGTTGGATGCGCCACGATCCAAAACGCAACATCGTACTGCTTGGCGAACCGCTTAATGGCACGGATGGCCCTGCCAATGTATTCGGTTTCGCTCTCACCCCTGCGCGATTTGTGTTCAATCTCGTTCCAAGGGTCTAGCACGATCATCTTTGCGCCATGGCGGACAACCGCGACTCGGCAAAGATCCAGAAACTTCTCAAGCGACATTTCCAGGTCTTCATCTACCGCTTGGCTGATGATGGTGAGGCGCTTTGCCAGACATTGGTTCACATCAGCTAACGCGTCCCTGTTCGCTGCCGCCACCAAGTCCTGCTTCCCGCACTGCAACATCGCCATTTGCAATCCTTGCTCAAGGATCGGCTTCACGTCCGTCTCAAAACTGGCGATGCAGACCGGGAAGTGATGCAGCAAGGTGTTGCCGATAATCGCGTTCATGAGCGTGGACTTACCCATGTTGGCAAAGCCGGTAACAACCGTAAGGGTGCCTGGAACGATGGCGATCATCTCGCGTATCGGGGCAACTCCAATATCGTACGAACGAACCTCGCCCTTCTCAGGAAAATCGTCCAGCCTGTAGAGCCCTTGTACCGGAAACGGCTTTGCAGTGCTTAGCGATCGAGCCACTTCCGATTCGCCGTAATCTTGAAGAACCTCGTTAAGATCCTTCATCCCCTCGCTGTAAACCGCAAAGCGGCAACGCTCCGCCCCTAGCAGGGCCACCAGATCGGCGCGCAGGTAGTGCCCAGCGGGATCGTCATCAACCGCTATGATGAACTCCTTGACGCCAGCCAGCTCGTTTGCGTGCCTGTCCACCCACTCGTAACGCTTGGCTGTGTCGAGGTCGGTTGTCTCGCTGGAAGGTGCGCCGTTGGGCACCGATACCGCAAACGGAAAACCCGATTGGATTGCCGCTATAGCGTCCCACTCACCCTCGGTTATCACGACAGGCGCTTGCCCGTTGCGAACCATCTCTTCCTTCAGGCAGTCGGCGTTCCACAATGAGAGAGGCGCGCCGGTATCCATCCGGTGATCCTTCTCGGACGTTAGCCGCCACTTGTGGTTCACCGCCACACCGGCCTCGACGTATGGCACCACCAGCCAGTTCTTCCCGTCTCGCCGCTCGGTTCGCAAGCCCAGCCTCTCGGCAAGCAGCGGATCTAGACCGCGCGCCTCGATCCATGCCTTGTGCTTCTCGTGAATGCTCATTGCCGTATGCTCCTGAAAATCCGCAATTATGGCAGTGCCAAAGGAGGGTTCCGCCATCGCGCGAGACGCTTAGCGGTTTGTCGCGCTTGTTTTTTCGGCCCTCGTGGCACTCCGGGCAATGGTGTTTGCCGGTGCGTGTTGGCCGCCAATCAGCAGATTGGCAGTTCGAGTTCATAACTGCTCCCCTTCCTCTTCTTAAGCGCCGCCTCTGTCCATGAGATGCGATCCAAAGGATCATTGCGTTGGCAGTCAGCCAAAACATCAATGAAAACCTCTGCCGTGTTCACCTTAACCCACTTCCCAATCAGAGCCCTGCGGTTTTTGCCGTAATACGCCAACGCCTCATCCCACAAAGCCTTACCAGATGACGGCTCTCCGTCGCTACCTTTAGGTAGTGTATCTGTCTCTGTATCTGCTTCTGTATCTGGGGGCGTCACAGGAACGTTCCGCGCTTTACGATGTTTGCGCGTCCTTTCGGTCGAAGTGTCTGATTTATATTGGAACTTTGACCAGTTATGAGGCTCATAACCGCTTGCTAACCGATCCATTAACCCGCCGCTTATCAAGCGTTCAACAGCCGATGATAGGTGGTCTAATCGCCTGTTAAGCAGGTGCCTAAGATCATCTAGAGGAGGAACTTGGCCATCGTTTTCGCTAGCTACAGAAAGCATCTCGACCCAGAGACGAAAGTCTTTGTCAGACAGCCTGGCAACCTTTGGACTGCGCATTGCCTGGGCGTAAAGCCGGAACCACCGGCTCACTTTACACCCCTGGTATATGCCCGCAGGAATGCAACGAAAGACTGCCGTGACTTGGCGCTATGTATCCCATGGCTTTCTCGGGTGGATAAATAATCAAGCCAAGCAGCATGAGCCTCAGCCTCATTGTAAGTCTTGCAACCACGCGCAGATTTAGGTATTCCAGTAGGCATCAGATGCGTCCTTCCTTGCAGGCGCGTTGTGATAGGGCGGGGATCGAGAGCGGCAAACTCTCTCCTCGCCCGCCCACACTACAGCAGCTTCAGATAACCAGCAAGCCTCGGAATGCAGTTGCCACACCACAGCAGGTTGTGTATTGTGCTGTCATTCGTAACGCTCCCTGCTTGGCGTGTCGAAAGGTCGGGTTGAGCGCTACTTGCTCGGCGCTCCCCGACCGTCGCGGCTGACTTACCGAGTAAAAAGCCGCTCGGTTCCGGTTTTTGAGCCCGTGTCTTTGACTAGAGTATTGTTTACTCGCTTTTGCCACACACAACGCCAATGATGCGGCGCATTGTATTCACTGACAAAAACGCTATGGCCGGCGTCGTGCATTTGGTCGCACCATTGCCAAAACGCCATGTGATCAAACGATCCTGTTTTGTAACCTGTTGTTCCGGCATATGGTGGGTCACAATATATCAATGATTCATCAGGTATATCTAGGTTGAGATAGCTTTGGTTTCGGAAGTCAACCCCAATAAGGGATTGAGCTTGTTTTATCATGGATTGATAAGAACGCCTTGATTGTGTTTCCATGTTCTCCAAACAGCCCTTTGTGCCTGCTACATCTCTGCGATAACCGCCGAAAAACTTACCCCCAAAAGAAAGAGCAAACCCAATGTAGCCACATTCCGGCGTTATAGGGCGGGATATTTGCAAATCTTTGTACATATCTTCTGTTACCAATCTAGGCGGTAACCATCCTTCAGATATAGCCCGCCACATTGCCATCAGATAGGGGTTGTAATCATTGGCTATGCGCCACCCATCGACCTTATCAATTATGTTCGCACCGCCAACAAACGGCTCCACATAGCACTGCCCCGGCTTGCGATCGGCAAGAATTATTGGCAACAGCTCTTTGGAATGCCGTGCCTTAGAACCCATATATTTCATTCTACTTTCCTTTCAAACGATGATGATTCTGCCGAGCCATCTTCTCTTCCTTGCCGCACTCCCGCAAGTATGTCTCGAACGCGGCATCTACCTCTCGGCGATTCATGGCATGCAGAGCCAGCCGCACGCTGCTTTCCTCAAGGCTTGGCATTGCGGCGACTCCCGAATATGCGATGCTGCAATGCGCGGCACTCTCTCATGTAAGCTGCGGCGGCTTGTTTCTTGGCCATAGCTGCATCGATTTGCTCAAGCGTGGGATGATCGTAAGGGAAGTGTGACGGCGCAGCGCGGGGCTTGCCGTAAGCGAAGAGCGGTGTGAGTATGTTATAGGTCATGGCTACTCGCCAGCAATCAGGTACAGAGGCATAAGATTACGAATGCTACCCTCTGGCACGCAAGGTTTGCTCGTTGATAACTGGGTCGCACTCCATTTCATATATTCTCCACCAGTTGATATGTACGACGCCAGCTGGAATGACCAAGCCACTGGCTGCGCTGTCGCCTCATATGCCGCTATGGCAGCGCGGGCATCTTCCTCAAATAGCTTCCAGTGCAAAGGCTCATCCTCCGAGATACCACGCTTCTTTTTCTGCGAAAGGTCTGACCAAGCCAAACCCTGCGCAACTGCCTTGATCTGATCTTCCGTCATTTTGTCCATCCCCATTCGTTTAGCGTTTCGATTACGTCCATCGACGTTCGCATGACCACGTACTTGTGCCCAAGCCCATGCAGCCAGGTTTCGCATTCCACCTGTGTTGCAGATTGCTTTGTGCCCTCGCGCTTGACCTCGACGAAGCCGATCCGGCCTTCCGGCGCGAACACAATCAAATCCGGGAAGCCGACGCGCAAGCCAGACGCCTTTAGCGAGTTCATCTGCCTAGCGCGCTGCGACGGGCCACCAGCCAGTACAGAGCCATTAGGCACTGCGACCGTATCAAACCCATGGCGTTTGAACTCCGCCCGGATTGCGCGCTGGATTACGTCTTCCGGCCTCATCGGCTTGACGCCATTTTAAATTCGCTGTCACTGCCCATTTTAGACATGAAATTATCGGCTAATCTTCCTGCATCGCCTCCCACCAAGGCTCGGCACAATACGCCATTGAAGTCAAATTTGATGGTGATGCCTATGCGATCGGCTAGATTTTGAGCTTCATTTGCCGCGTCAAGTATCGCCGTTCCCGGCAAGACATCAATATTGATAGACCCGTTCATGGACGCGCCTCCAGGTATTCCGCCAAAAGGCGTACCGTGCGAAACGACGGATTCTCGGTGCCATTCGCAAGCCGGTAAACTACATTGTAGTGCAATCCCGACTGCCGGCTGACCTCTCTAAGGTTCCTGTCTGCAAGCCGCTCTCTGATCTCTGATAGCCCAATCATTAAAAACCTCATGGTGTTTCAAATTACCATTGACGGATAGCATCATTACGATTAGGGTGCAAGGACATTCAACGGAGCAAGCAGCATGAGCAATCGCGACTTCGACGCCCGACCTAAGCAGGCTGGCGGCAGGACAACGCAGGATTATGGCAACACCAAGCTGAGCAAGCGCCTCGGAACCGCAAAGGCCATCGCGTTTGGTGCTGTAGCTGGGGGCTTGGTATATGCAGCGCTGCTGTATCAGCTGGGGGGTATGCCGGTATGACCGAACCAAGTGGCGCCGTAGAGGCGCGGCCAGCAGAACCGAGCCACGGCAAGGATGTCTGGTATCGGGGTTGGGAGATAGGCTGGAACGACATGTCCGCCAAGTGGGCCGGCGCTGGTTGGGACGCCTACAAGGGCGGCTGCGACTTAGGAGCGCCTCGCATCAGCACTTCTGATTTCACGGATTGCTTAGGTGAGATCGACGATTACGAGGATGGCGAGGCATGAAAGCGGCTAACTTTGCGCCTTGGTATGCAGCGCTTTACCCACAGTTTGCAGAGATCGCACGCAGGCACGGTTACGCGCTGGCGGTGCATGGTTCAATGGCCCGCGACTTCGATGTGGTGGCGATCCCTTGGCGCGAGGATGTGTCAACGCCCAGGCAGGTGCTTGATGATGTCTTGTCGCAATTCGCAGTCGATGAGATCGGTGAGCCAACTTTAAAGGAGCATGGGCGGCTCGCCTACACGCTGTGCATAGGCTTCGGTGACTGTTTTGCTGACTGGTCATTCATGCCCACCCCCTCCGATCAGGAGAAGCGGATCAGCGAGTTGGAGGAGGCTTTGAAGGAATGCGCCCGCGTCCTCCGAGATCGCATCCCGCGCATCGGCCCAGAAGGGCCGAACACCGCAGATGAGCAGCAGGAATACGAGGAAGTCGGCGGCGCTTGGTCAATGGCTGACCGCGCCCTAAGCCCCGAAAGGAGCCTCAAATGATCCATCCCATGACCGAAGCCCGCCGCCAGCATGTGCATGGCTCTGTGCGGCCTATGGACCGAACCTACAAGTATCTACGTCCCCGCAATGCCTTGGTGATCCTTGCTCTGGCTGTACTGGCTTGGGTGCCTATCGCTTGGGTGCTGGTATGAGCCCCGATGAACTGCGCGATCTGCAGCAGCGGATCGAGAGCCTGCGTTGTGCCGGCGATGACGCGCTGATCGTATCGGTCGGCACCTGCGCCCGCGACTACGATGTTGATGACGGCTTTGCAGAAGCCACCGTCCGCATGGGCAATGACACCGCCACGGCCCGCGCCAAGTATCTGGATGTAGCCATCCGATTGGCGCGTCGGAAGATTCTCGATGAACGCGAGGCCCGCGTCAAGAAGGCAGCGAAGGAACTCGCCAAGACCGGAGGCGCAGCATGAAAACTAATCTCATCGGCCTGCTTACCCAAGCGGCAGCCTGCATAGATCCAGATAAGGATGCGGGGGCATACGCCTACATGCTCGGCGAAGAAGTTGTTGGCCATCTGCGCGACGTGCAGGCCGGCAAGCACACTGCCCAAGAGTTCGCCGAGTTCTATTGCTTCGCGCCTCCTGCCCCGGAACCCTCGTCATGACCAATCAACACGCCTCTCTTAGCGTAGGCAGGAGCGGGGAAGGGGGGGGCGCTTCCGACGACTACGACGATTACGAGGACGGCTGCTACGAGTGTGGCGGCGAGGGCTTCGTGTCTGATTGCGTCGAGGAATGGGCGTGCGTCGATCCTGAATATGGCTGCGACTATTGCACGCGTCGATGCCCGCTCTGCAATCCGGCAAAGCGCGATCCCGCGTTGGACGAAATTCTTGCCGCCGCCCTCCGCGCCCAAGCCACCAACAACACTATATTCGAGGAGACGGGGAGGTGAGCCGGGTCGAGCAGATCGGGCGCGCGACGCTGTACCTGGGCGATTGCCGGGATGTGCTGCCGACGCTGGGCAAGGTGGATGCCGTAATTACGGACATCCCCTACGGCACAACACGCGCCGCTTGGGATGCTATTATCCCGTTCGAGCAGATGTGGACAGCTATCGACAGCGTTGCTCTGCCTAGCACCCCAATCGTGCTATTTGGTGCTGAACCCTTCTCGTCGCTGCTTAGAGCATCGAACCTCAAGCATTTTCGGTACGATTGGATCTGGGATAAGCCGAAGGCGACCGGCTTCCTGAATGCCAAGCGGCAACCGCTTCGTGCACACGAAGTCATCAGTGTCTTCTCTGAAACTGCCACTCGCTATTTCCCACAAAAGACACAGGGGCATACTCGCAAGCAGACCTTTCGAGGATCGCATCTGCAAACCGCTGTCTATGGCAACATGGCTGGCGATTATCACTACGACAGCACCGAACGGTATCCACGCTCTGTCATTACATTCTCGTCTGACACACAAAATAGCAGCGAGCACGATACACAAAAGCCTGTCGCGTTGATGAGCTACTTGGGGCTGACTTACACCCTGCCTGGCGAAACTGTGCTCGACTTCACTATGGGCTCCGGAAGCACCGGAGTTGCTTGCTTGCAAGACGGTCGAGCTTTCATCGGCGTAGAGAGCGATCCGGCTATTTTCGACATTGCCTGCAAGCGCATCGAGAACGCTCAACGCCAAGGAAACTTGTTCGCTGGAGAAGCAGCATGACGCACGATGAAATCTACGATCAATGTGCTGCCGAGCAGAATGAGGTGTGGCGTAGGTGGTTTGCATGGCACCCGTCGATAATCACCGAAGGCAAGCGCGCTGGGTCCATAGTTTGGCTGACGCATATCGAACGCCGTGACTTTGAGCTTGGTTGGGGCTGCTCCCACCACCAACGGCGCATGACCCCCACCCCCCATAAGGAGCGCTCGGAATGAAAGACCTTAGCGAACGCCTGCAAGCATCACCAGAGCAGCTTGATCGTCAAGAGGCAGCGGAAGCCCTGCAAGCCCTGATGTGGCAGCACGATATCCTGCGTATCAGCAGGCACGACGACAATTACAACATATACCGCAAGAATGATGATAACCGCGAGCGCTTTGGCTGCGGGAAGTCGATGGCGGAAGCATTGGAGAACGCACAGTGAGTGAAATTGTCAACGCCCGGATTCAGTCGGCAGAGATTGGCTATGACCGCGAAGTGTTTTTGTCGGTTTGGCTTATACTAGATTATGGAGGAGGTTCGTGCCAGGGATTTGGCGGATATATCCTTGGCGGCGACCCGTACCACGACATGGTAGCTAATAATCATGCGGGACAAAGTAACATTGCTGGAGAATTTATAGCGCAATGCCTATCGATTGGCGGCGCGGAGAAATTCAATCAGCTGCCCGGAAAAGTAATTCGGGTACGCAGGGGTGGCGGCTGGAACGGCAAGATCGAAGCTATCGGTCATGCTATCGAAGATAAATGGTTTGAGCCAGAGTCCAGGCTGAAGGAGATGGCTACGTGATGACACCCATCCAGCTTGCAGAACTAACCCGAATAGCAGAATGGTTAGCCGCCGAGTGCGGTGATGACGAGCGCGCTTTTGCAGACACGCTTGCCGGCTGCACGAACGTCATGGAGGCGCTGGAATACACGCACCAGGGGCTGCAGCGGGACGAGGAACTGATCCTAGGCATTAAGGCGCGCATGACAGAGCTAAACTCCAGGCTGCAGCGTGTCGACGCTCGCAAGGATGCCAAGCGCAAGGCTATCGGTCAGATCCTGCGCGCGGCGGGGCTCAAGAAAGCCGAGCTTACGGAAGCGACAGTTAGCGTTCGCGAAGGCAAGCCTAAGCTGGTGGTGGCCGACAAGGACGCTGTGCCGAGTGAGTATCAGCGGGTTTTCAAATCGCCGGATATGGCTGCGATCAAAGAGGCGTTTGCAGAGGCTGATGTTAAGCCGAATTGGCTTGCCATGGAGCCGGCAACTGATATTCTGACGATCCGCAGTAAGTAGTTTGGTTGGGCCTTCGGGCATAAGGAGAAGCAGGATGAGCAAGACAGTGTATGCCAAGATCGCCGCCGTGCAGGCCGCATTGGCAAAGACCGGGATAGCTAAGTCTCGGCGCAATTCTCAGCAGGGCTATCAATTTCGGGGCATTGATGAGGTGTATGACGCCTTAGCCCCGCTTCTCGCAGAGAACGGGTTGTGCATTCTTCCTCGCGTCATGTCGCGCGAAGTGGTAGAGCGCACAGCCGCTAAAGGCGGCGCGATCTTCTATGTGACCGTGGAAGCGGAATTTGATTTCGTATCCGCCGATGATGGCTCAATCCATGTCGTAAAGACGTTTGGCGAGGCCATGGACGTCGCTGACAAGGCGACCAATAAGGCGATGTCGGCTGCATACAAGTATGCTGCTCTTATGGCGTTTGCGATCCCTACAGAGGGCGACAACGATGCAGATGCGACGACGCACACAATTGCGCCGAAACCGGCAGAGCCTCTGATCGACGACAGTCAGCGCGAAGAGCTTATGATGCTCTGCAATGACCTGGGCGTGCCGGTCGGAGATATCCTCAAGATCAAGCGCATTCAAAATCTCAGCTTCTTGCCCGCCGCGAGTTTTGACGGCGCGAAGAAGTGGATCAACGATCGTGCCAAGGAAAAGCTCGAAAGCAAGGAGAATAGCAAATGAGGACGGTATGCGTATCAGGAACAGTTGGACGCGATAGCGAGGTTCGTCAAGTTGGCGACGGTGACGTGTGCAGCTTCTCAGTGGCCGTAGATGACGGCTTCGGGGACAACAAGAAAACGATCTGGTTCGATGTAGCGCGCTGGGGCAAAGGTGCTGCAGGACTTGCCAAGGTGCTGGTAAAGGGCTCGCGCGTGGCCGTATCGGGCGATCTCAGCACGAAGGAGTCGAACGGCAAGACTTACCTGCAAGTTCGGGCCAATAGCGTTACGATCCTTTCCACGCCTGATGGCGGCAAGCGTAGGGAGTCGGATGGGTCGCGGGGATCTTCGCAGCGCTCCGCTGCCAATATGGGGGATTATCTTGACGATGATCTTCCGCCATTCTGAGGTGGTTTCGGCGTAAGCCGGAAAGCCCCGGTAGGCAGCTCGCCAAGATCGGCGTTGAAAAGCGCCGGCAGTTAATCAGAGACACCGCAGACGACATGCGCGCACGCATGGGCATGAGCAAGATCGATTGGAGCAAGCTATGACGACACCACCAGCAGATGCCACGCCGACAGATGACCGCCTTCGCTTGCACATTGAGGCGGTCGAGAGGCTTTTGGAAGAGAAGAAGGGCATCCAAGATGATGTGAAAGATCGGTATGCCATGATGAAGGCTGACGGCTATGATGTGCCGGCATCGCGCGCAATTATCAAGCTGCGGGCCATGAAGCCCGATGATCGCGTTTATCAGTCGGAGATGCTGGAAACGTATAAAAGCGCCATGGGCTTGGCCTGATGCTTCGTCGCTCACCTCTCAAAGCAAAGCGGGATAAGCCACGACGCAATGAGGGGCGAGTTGTTCAAGAGCGGATGAAGCGCAAGGCTACCAGCAAGACAGCACAGGAGGCGGCTCACATTCAGCGAGTCGCCTCTTTAGGCTGTGTGGTGACAGGCGCGCCCGCAGTTCTGCACCACATCATGTCCGCGCCGAACAAACGCTGTAGGCGAGATCATCGTTGGATCGTGCCACTATCGCCCGAATTGCACAACATGGGCAATCAGTCGGTGCACATGCTTGGGAGCGAGGAGGCGTTTAAGCGAGCGCATGGCGTGGATCTGGTGCAGATAGCGCTTCAGCTATGGGAAGAAAGCAGATGAGAGGCCAGACGATCAGGCTCACCAGCCCCGCTATGCGGGAGCGCGCCAAGCAGCTTATCGACAAAGCGCCAGAGCGAGCGGTGGTCAATGTGCAGGCAGAAACGCGCAGCAATGAGCAATCTGCGAAGATGTGGTGCATGCTTTCAGATATTAGCCGTGCAAAGCCTATGGGGCGTGTACTACCACCTGAAACTTGGAAGTGTTTGGTGCTAGACGACCTCGGTCACAAACCCAAGTGGGAGCCGGGACTAGACGGCGATGGCGTGGTAAACACTGGCTATCGCTCGTCTCGCCTCACCAAAGCTGAAATGTCTGATTTAATCGAAAGATTATACGCTTTTGGCGCTGATTTTGGCGTGGCTTGGAGCGAGCCTAATCCATACGGCTAAGGCCTGACCACATATCGTCCTGAGCGCTCGGCGGCATCGAACACATACGGATGCTCCCGATACAAAGCGCGTAGCAGATTGCGCGAGCCTTGCTGTACGGCCTCGTTTTCCGCTTTGTTGGGATCGATCGCACTACCCCCGCGCAGCTTCGACATGATACGGCTCGCCTCGAACGTGCTGATGTTGCGTTCTGCCTGGCGGAGTTCCTTGGCGCTTACCGTTTTCTCAGCACGCATGGCCTTTGCTCTGTAGCGGCAGATACGGCAGCGAGGATCTGCAATGCCGACAGTGTTTTGCCATGTGCGCGGATGGCCGCATCTGAAAGTAAGGGTCATGAAAAGCTCTCCAGTTTGTCTAAAGCGGCGCTTAGCTTAGCTATTCCGCTTATGCGGGCATCAACCCCGTTTTTCCATTTGCTAAAGGTGGTGGGATGAATGCCCGCCTCTCTGCAGACATTGTACATTGGGAGACGCAGGCGCTTAGCCCTCACCTCGATCTCTAATAGAATATCAGCTTGGTTCATGCCGCATTGCTAACGGCAAACTTTCTTAGACGCAAATGATATTTCCTGTTGCCAGATAGCCAATATCAAGCCACAAGAGGTTATCAAGTTTCAGGAGATGACGATGGCAAGCGCCTCTCACAATGTCGCGGAAGATCAGTGCCCTCGCCCAGATGGCGTAGAGCGCATGCTGAGGATTATGATCGGCGGTGTTTACGCATCGCTGTTTTGGGTGCTGATCGCCGCTTCGTGCTTCATGGCAAAGGGCTTTATGCAGATGGTGTCGATGTGATGGCTGTAGCTCAAACCCAATTCAACGAGGCTCTGTACCTCACAGGTCCATGGTCCCCTAGCTGGCCTATCCGCTGGGAAGAAGCACGCGGCACCTACAGCGAAAAGGCTTGCCTGCTGAGCATCGCTGCAGAGGCCCGTGGCAGCGACATGGACATCTTCTGCGCGGCCTATGACGCGGCGATGGCTACCGATGCTGACGAGCGCGCTGAGCTGATTGCTGAGATGGAAGCGCTGTTCGACGCGGCCAACGAGCATGAGACTGCGGGCTATGGCCCGCCTGACAACTACGATCCCGATTGCGGCGGTGGCTGGTGGCCTTCTTCGCAGACGGTGAGCTGGGGGATGGGGCGATGAGCGCATCAGTCGTGAGCGTGCCTTTTGCTCCCGTGTCGAGGTCTCTCGCTCACCTATTCAATCTGCGCTGGGTGCTTGGCCGAGAGGGCTACGATCCATGCGATGAATGGGATGCTGACGAGGTCCTTGGCCTGCCGGAAGGTCTTTCCATGGTCGACGGCACGATCAGCTTTGAGTGTCGCTCCTGCGAAAGTTGGACGCCTTGGGAAGGTGAAATTACTGACTTCGAGTTAGGTCACTACGCAAACGTCTGCGGCGGCTCTCCGAGGTGCTGCCCGTGAGCGCCTCAATCCCCTCACGCGCCTCTTACGAAGGCGGCTCTGGTGGCTGGGCCGATGGCCGTCTCGGCCAAGCCTACGACCTGATCGACGCCGTCTACCGCGAACAGCACACCAAACACGACAGCAACGCCATGCTCAAGAAGCTTGGCGAGGACATCGAAGCTGCCGACATTGAGATTGGGAGGTTCAAGTGAACGACCAAACCATTTCTGAAATCATCGAGTACATTGACGCGGACAACGATCCGGCAGGCTTCAAGGTTGGGCGGTGTGGCATCACGCGCATCGAAGAGACCAGCAAGCCGGGGTTTCATTGCGACATCCCGTATATCCGTGTGTGGGCAGGTGATTATCTTCGTGCCGAGTTCTGCCAGCACAATATTGTCGGCGTATACTTCGCCCCGGTGTCAGCATGAACGCGCCGCACCCCATATCCGCCGTCGCGGTGGAAGTCGCCGATCCATGGTCCGCTTACATCGCTAGCCGGTGTGCTGACATGTATGCCACACAAGCCCGCATTGATGCGCTCGCCCGCGACCTTGAGCGCTGGGGCGATGATCTTGCGCGGGACGAAAGACAGAGCGAGGAGGGTGCAGGTCGTGGCCGGTGAGACCGACGAGCGGCTTGATGCTGGGTTTGTATATACACCTAGGTGGCGCCCGAAAGACGCCCCAAAATGGGCGCCGAAACCTGGCTCCTGCTGTGCCGGCGTTCATGATGGGGGGAGATCAGCGTGCTTTCACCAATGCTCTCGGAGAGCGAAGTGCAAGCGTGATGTGCTGCACCATGGAGAGCCTGTCACTCTTGAGTACTGCGCCATTCATGATCCAGTAGTGGTTAAAAGGAAGCGGGAGAAATGGCGGACAGACTTCGACGCAAAGATGGCACAGGAGGCCGCACAGCGGCGAGAAGCAGAAGTTGACCACAACCTCAAGATCGCTGCGCTAGACGCCATTCATAAGATCGCGGCAGGTCACAATGACCCGCGCGCCTTGGCTATGGAAGTGCTGTCGCTCGGTGACGCAAAGGGTCTGACATGACCAACCCAAAGACATCCCCGGTAGCTGGGAGCGTGGTGGAGCTTAAGCCGTGTCCGAACCCATGGTGCGCGCACAATCAGCCCGACATTATCCAATGGGGGCACGCGGGATTGTGGCGCGTCCAATGCGATTGCGGCATTTACCCATGCGATAGCTCAAGCGAAGCCGAGGCGATCAAGCTCTGGAACACCCGCCCCATAGAGGACGAGACTTCCACCGATGCAGGGGAGGGGGTGGAGCCGGTTGCATACTGCTGGGAGCGTCCTGACTTCGGACGAAAAATCCTAACTTGGCCTGGCGATGCTGTGCCTATGGGATGGAACTGTACCCTCCTCTACGCCCACCCCACCCCTACCGACACAGGCCTCGTGGGGGAGTTGGTCGAGGCGTTGGAGCAGTGCGTACGAGCATTGGCTCTACTGCCGGAAAACATGCGCCCTGACTGCTCTGGCGCATGGTCATTGATCGTCAAAGCCAAGGACACCCATCATGGTTGAGCAAGTCATACCTGACGCCGGGAAGCTGGTGGAGTTGGCGGAGGCACCGATGAAGCCCGTGTTCTGCTGGGACTGTGTAAATAAGCGCACGATATCGGCGATCTTCGGCGGCAAGTGCAGCGCCGACTTCTACCAACGCCTTTTGGGCTATTCGGGGTTCTGCAAGCGGTATCGCGCCCGCGCCCAAGCATCCTCCGATACCGCTAAGAGTGAGGGGGAGGTATAATGCCTAGATATGCCTGCCCGGTCTGTGGCGATCCTAACGCCTATCCGATGTGGCTTTATACTGACCCGCCTAAGGGGTGTCCAAGCGAGCCCGGCCTACGGAAGGGACGCGGCATCTGTTCAGCTAAATTAGCTGATGCCAAGCGAGCGGCGTTTTGGAGAAAGATCGCGCCCGAATACTTCGACGCGCGCGGCAACATTCTACCCGATGGCTTGAGTAAGGTGCTCAGGAAACTGGAGGATGCAAAACCATGAGCAAGTTTGGACAAGTCCTCAAGAGGCTATGGCTCATCCGCGTCTACCGTGATGGTGACGGACATGGTTTCGTTTGGCGCTGGTGGAACCCGCTTGTGTGGGTCGTTGCGCCAATGGCCATCGGCTTCGTGATCCTGATGCACGGTATCCCCGAAACGTTCAGGCGCAAGCACGAGGTTGGCATCGGCATGAAGCCGTGGTTTCTGCAGCATCCCGAGCGCCTGGAATGGATGCAATGACCCCCGCCTATCGCATCATCCAGTCCGGCAAGACCGTCGCCCGTGCAGAGGGCGAACACAGCCTACGCGAGATCATGCTAGCCACCCGCACCTACGCCCAGGACGGCCCGCTATCCATACAGAAGCGGATCAAGCGGCACTGGCGGGGGTTTGGTATTATGGGAGAACCCTTGCAGAACACAACAGGAACAAGCTAATCCCCATGAATGGCCCGCATCCGAGTCGACGAAGGGGCAGTCACCCGAGCCCTGAGCGTGCTAGCCGAGGCGCGTGATGCCGACACCCCCATGCAGACCAAAGGCGTTGCCCTCGCGCTCTATGTGCTTCGTGGACATTGCCCGGATGACTGGCTGCGGTACTTCTGGGATGCTGCCGGAACAGACCATGACATCGGTAGAGCGCAGAGCATGCACGCGGCTTACAATGGGGTGGAAGGGCGCGTGAGGAGGACGATCAAGTGAGACGGGCGCGCACGTACTACCGGCGATTCTTCGGCGTGCTGCTGGTGGCTGCGGTGCTGATCGAGCTTGCGCGGGGGATGGCAATGTGAGATTCTTCAGGTTCCCATAGCCGGGGGTTGGGCCGGCAATTCGAGGTGCCTGCATCCAGTGGTATGGCCCTGTCTTAGATCGCACTGGGCGGATCCCGCTGCGCGCGTGCAAGGTGACGGTGGGTGGCAGACGTTACCAGGACTTGGTTGCTTGACTGGCCTTGCAGACAGTCGTGATCGAAAGCTGGGCCTGACAGTCGGGAAAGACCGACACCTTACAACACATCATCCAGTCTGCTAGCTGCCCCACGCGTCTTGCTGTCGATCGCCTTCTTAGCCAGGCCATCCAAGCCCTCTGCTATCACCGCTGCTTTGCGCTTGCCGAGAGGGCGGAGGATGCCGCGTAGGATCTTGCGGATCATGGCACTTCAACTCCTGCATGTACGGCATAGCGGCTGATCGCTAGGACCGCGTCTTCTTCCATACCTGCCAGCATTGCCTCGCGCTCTGTCAGGCATGCGCCAGTAGCCGACCTAAGCGCATTGCTGGTCGTCCCGAGCCACTAGGCTAAGCTGACATGCCAGCGATCGTGAGGCCGGTTCATCTCGGCTACCGACGTGCCAATCCAGGTCGCCATCTCGCGCTGGTGGTCCTCGAAGGATTGGCCGGGCTGCTGGCGAGGGTGGGTCACGGC